TGGGGCCTGCCGAAGCTCCTTGGTGGCTCCAATGAATACTGGCGTAAGCATTGCAGACGTTAGTGCTCCAAAACCCCTGCCCATTTTCCCAACAGTTGCGTCGTATAGGGCACCCGGAATTCGCCATCGCTCCAGGAATGCAGCGTCCTCAGGGTTAATTGCGCCCGCAAGAACTGCGCTTCTTATTTGGCTTGGCCTCTTGCCTGCCACTGTTACGCCTAGCTCGGACTCAAGAGCCGATACTGATTTTCCAGCTTTAGATGCAGCTATAAGATCATCGGCTTTGGATAGGGCTGTGGCCTCAACCTTTGCCAATCCTGCCGCTCCTCTAGCCATCGTGAATGGCTTGGCTATTGGAACGTAGTTTAGAGGGTCAGTGACGAGAGCAAATCCAAGGTTGGCCGCAGCATTGTCGCTGAAGGCGCGGTTATTCTTTACCAGGTAGTCAACAACTTCCCCAAACTGCTTTCCGCTTGCCATCATGCTCTTGACGTCGTCTGGCTTATCACCAAAGACTCCAGATGCCCTGACTGCTGCTGCACCGGTCTGAACAACTTGTCCAGGAATCATTGCGAGGTCAAGAGCACCCTTTGCGATGTCTTTTACCTGAAGAGTTCCCTTGAGTCCTACCTCTCCAAGTGCCCCTATCCCTCCGGCAATTGCCTTGCCGACATCCCCTATTACTGGAACACCACCGAGGAAGTCAGCGGCGCCAGCGGCTCCCTTGACAACACCGGTAAACAGGTTTCCAATCCCCGCAGCCACTGTTTCCACTGGGTTTGTGGGGTCAAGATTGATATCAATCGGCTGCTTTATCTCTGGTCGAGGAGCACGCGGCATCGAAGGGGCAGGCTGAAGCATGCCCCCAGAAGTGTCAGAGCCTCCGCCAATATAACCCATTAACGCCCCCTATTGGTTGATGTCGATGTTGATATGTTCAAAGGAGCACGCTCACCAGCACGGAAGTCGACCAGGGACTGGGAGACTTGCTGTGGGGTAAAGCTTATGGACTGTGCCGGTGGCCGGCTGTCCGTTAGGCCGGTGCTTAGAGACGTCCCCTTGAATGAAGAGTCTGCCTTTGGAATCCCGGCATCAAGTTGTGTACCACCTGCATACCTGAAAGCATAAGAACTGTCAAGGCCTGGCACAGAAGCCTGCGGTAGGAGGGGTTTAATGTACGGAGATGCCGCCATTTCCCCAGGAACACGAAGCCTTGCCGCTGCCCCAGCTGCCTGAGTTCGGAATGGGTTAGCTGCCGCCTGCTCTCCTGTTGGCCTGGCAAGATCACTAAGCCCCTGGAACCCAAGCCCTCCGATGAAGAACGGGTTTTGCTCTGGGTTCGGACCGATAGCCTCACGGAGGTTCTTGTTTGCCTGAAGCTGATCGTACATTTGAGAGGCTGCAACATATCCCCTGTCCATCCTGGTGGATGCCTGTTCCGGGGTTGGGGTAAGGCTGGTCCCACCTTCAGGAGTTTCAAACAATTCGGGAGCTGCGCTCATGCCGGCGTACCCCTCCCCATCCACTCCTCTCGCTCGTGTAAGGATGGCGGTGCCGACCTCTCGCTTTATTCGTGACCCGGCCTCTGAATTGAACAAGTCTAGTATGTCGCTAGACAGCAATCCTGTTTCACGGAATGCAAGGTCCTCATTTCGGACCACAAGATTTCCATCTCCGTCAAGCCCGAATGCAAGATCAAGAGTCCCGGATTCAGTCAAGTTCTGGTAAATAGTCTTGGAAATCTCAGAAATTGCAACATCTGCCCCAGGACCCCTGGCAATGTTGTCGAAAGTTGAATCTGAAACGTACTTCCCCCAAGATGCATTCTGCTTAATTAGAGCACCAGTGGATGCCCGTCCTATAAGTTCCGGGGATATCCCTGCAACAGAAATTCCACCGTTTTCCGCATCGTATGAAGATCCGCCTATTCCATCCAAATACTTTAGGTATGCAGCCTGATCCATAACATAGTTGTCAAGCGTAAGGACCTTCTGCACCCTTCGATTGTTTTCGTCAATTTCGAAGAAGGTGTACCCAAGAAGTGATCCTTCTTGTGTAAGTATAGGAGTCTTTTCCTGCTTGGCAAGTACCTGCCATCCTCCGCCCTCTGTGAGATCTCCGCTGGAAAGAGTAACTATTCCGTTGCTAACAGGCTTGTTGACTACCTCAATAACTACGCCGTTTGCACCGTATGGAACGGCCTTTAGGTATCCCTCTCCGCTCTGAACAAGATCTGCTGACCTATAGTCATTTACTGCACCAGTAATGAGCTCTTTAGGGTCTACTGAGCCGTTGGTAAAAATCAGAGCAGTTCCGGTGTAGGTTGCAACAAGCCTGTCAACCTGAGACTGGCTTAGGTCTGCAATGAACTCTACCGGATCACCATTAGAGTCAAGGAAGTCCTTTCCTCCTTCTGGGGTCCGTCCGTTTAGAATTGACATAAGACCCCTGCCCATGATGTCAGTTCCAACTTCCTCGGCAATGTTATTTGCATGCCTCTGGTAAAGCTCGACATTGGTAAGAGGGTTTCCCAGACTTCTCTCGTTGTCAAGGGTAAGATTTAGAGATGAGCGGTCCGCCGCCTCAAGCCCCGTCAGAAGTCCCATTGGACCGGAAAGCTCAGCATCGAATTGTGTTAGCATCGAGAGCGCCTGAGCCTTTGTGGCTGCATCGGCCATGCTCGACTTTGCAAGGATCTTAATTGACTCCCTAGTTTCCTGGGTCCATGCGATGATGGAGTCAGAGCTAATCTCAGCGTCCCCAAGCATTATGCCTGCCTTCTGGCCGGATAGGATCACGTCAATCTTGGAGTCTAGTCCAAGGCTAAGCCATCGTGAAACAACGCCCATTGGGTCGCCATTTCCTTGGATCGCCAGCACATCATCCTGGGTCATTAGCCCGGCATTGGCAGCCTCTTTGGCAGACTCAATGAGTGTAGATGCCAACTTAGCTGTCCGCCTAGACACTACATCAACTGCGTCCTGAAGCTGCTTGCGCTTGAAGTCGTCAGCAGCCCGGTCCGAAGCGTCGGCAAGGTAGCCCTGGATATCGCGGTAAACCTTCATGTCCTTAGAGAGGCCCATTTCTTCTGCTCGCTTGAGCTGACGCTCGTAGAATCGAACAAATGATCCGGCGCTGGCGTTTTTAGCCTTCATGTCGCTGCTTATATCGTTAAATGTGACAAGAAATTCTTCTTTGGTATATTCTATCTTGTCAGCTTCATTGTTGGTTAGCGATTTTGCGTCCCTAAGGAAAGTAAGATACTTGTTCATAGTTATCTGCTCGCCAAAGGCATATGTTCCGTTTTCGTAGGCGTCAGCGTACGCTGACATTTCCTGCCTCAAGGCAGATGCCCTAAAGTCGTTTAGCTCCGCTGCGAGCTTATCTCGCTCAGTTGTTCCCTCTGGGTATGCTGACATAAGGTCTATGTAGAATGCCTCAACCGCAGCACGGTCGACGACCTCTCCTCCGTAAGTAGAGTCGTACGTTTTTGTGCTCATGTTGGCGTTAAACGCAGTAAGCATTGCCTGCTTTCGGGCAGCCTGCTGCTCCCTGAGTATGTTATAGATTAGGGTAGTAAGGTTCTGTGTACCAGATGTAGCCCGTCGGAATCGGGCTCGTCGCTTAGTTCTGATTGCCATTATTCCTCACTCCCGTTTTCTACTGGACCTTCGAGTCCCATTGGAAGCTCGGCCCCGACTTCGGCGTTTGCCGGCAAGGACTCCGCTGGTGGATTGGCTAGGTTCTCAAAGCCCCCAAGTGCCGTGCCGCCCGTTGCGGGGGGATTTAGCGTCCTGAAAGCGTTAAGTGATTGCTGTTGCGCCTGGAACTGTTCCTGTGCGGCCTGTTCCTGAGGCTGGAGCTGCTGAGACTGAATTCCCTGCTGCTGTAGCTGTTGGAACAGCTGCAACAGGTTACCCATCGTCAGCACGGCTGCAGGATTGATGGTCGCATCAGTCTGCTCGTCGCGGATGATCTCAAGCTCGCCCTCTGGGTCCTCGACCCCAACACGGTCCATTGCGCGTTCAGCGCTCCAGATGCGGTTCTGTACGAGGTTGATGGCGGTCTGGGCCAGCTCGAGTGTGTCTCGTGGCGTCAGCTCAGGCGGGATGACGTCGATACGGTACTGATCTTCAAGGATTTGGGCAATAGCCTTATCTTTCGAAGACCATACACGTCCGCACAGAGTCCACACGTCCTTCATCCACTGGTAGAAGAGCTTTCGCTTTGGCGCAATTCGTGACTCATAGTTTGCAATGAGAGACGCAATGGCCTTTGAAGAACCAAGGACGCTCGTCGGCGCAAGGCCAAGGAGCAGGTCGTTTAGTCCGGTGACCACTGCGATTTCTCGGTCGATACGCTTGTTGTAGTCCTCAATCTGGAACTGAGGAATGAAAGGCTGCAGTGCTCGGAGCTCGTTTCCAGGCCCTGGGGCCGCAACCTTGTTAGGCTTAGGCAGGGCGTTAGGTGGTACCTCGTCAGGTGCCTCGGCACCGACGAGCTGCCACATCTGGCCACCGACGACCGACTGGATCATTTGTGCCTGGTTGGTGATGCGCTCGTCCTTCTCGCGGAGAAGCTGCTCAACGTCGTAGAGCTCTGGCTTTCCGTATGGGCTGCCAGGAACCTTGCCGTTCTGCACCATGATGTACGGAATGCTGCCAGCGTACTCTGGGTGTCGCGTGTGCTTGACCAGAGTGTTGCCAACGTAGATTGCATTCCAGACCATCGGCGGCTTGCCGGCGGACGTAGGAACCTTGTACCAGTAGTCGTACACCTCTACCTGGAGCTGCTCGTAGACAGTTTCTCGGCGGAGTGGGTTTCGTTCGAACTGATTCTGGTACACAGTGCCAAGAGGGTCGTCATGAGTCCCGGAGGTGGAGTATCCGAACCACTTCTCGCCCTGCTTGACTGGGATGATGTCGATCCCGAAGTCTTCCTTGACCGCCTGTGGCGATAGGCCGTAGCAGTACAGGGCCCAGTCTAGTCTGGTGTAGTCTGAGTTGCCGAACCCCATGTAGAGGTTCTCTGGCTGCTCGATGATATTGACAGATGGCATGCGCAGGTTGGCGTCCCAGTAAACCTTGGCCGCCGTGTATCCGTATAGACTCTTGGTAAGCGCAGCTGTCTCAAGCTTTAGGTCCATGTTCTGCTCGTGCCACCACGAGAAGAAGATGCGCTCACGGTTGGAAGCGTCCTCTCTGGCCTCCTCTGTAGGAGCTTCTGGGATGTAGTGGATTACCGGTGTCACCGCCTGGAGAGAGGAAGGGATGTTTACGTAGGCTGCGTGAACGTTGACGGATACGTGGGCGCGGCCGGCGAGCCGTGCGCTCGGGTCCTCAGCCCAGTGGTCAGCGCCACCTAGCGTGATAGTATCTGGGTGGTACATCCGGTCGAAGCGACGGAAGATGCTGCGTAGTCGATTCTGCTCCGGCTCCAGCTGCTGCTTGCGGGTGAGGATCTCTCCGTACAGCTTGAACTCGTCGTTCTCTTCTGGGTTTACATCGAGCATCTCGAGCGACTTGCGGTACATGGCGATGGCATTAGCCTGGCCAGGTGTAAGCTTGTCTGCATCAACAGGGGTGTAGTTCTTCTTGATTGCCTTGACCTTGCCACCGTAGGAGACGTTGACAATAGACGGCGAGGTAGCAATTCCACCCTTGACTCCGGTGTTCGCAGGACCAGAAGGAGCTGACTTCCTGATCTCTCGTGCGATCTGTGCGGACGTCTCTGTCTTGACCCCCTTGCCGGCCTGAGGCATCTTCTCAACGATGACCTCACCCTTTGACAGCCGCCTGGCTTTGTCTAGAGCGTCGCCAAGCGCCTTAATCTGCGCTGGTGTAGCGACATCCGGGTCTGTAGTATACTGGCCGGGGACGCCCTCGCCATTAACGTACGTCTTTGGTATTCCTCTAACCTTAGCCATTATTCAGCAGCTCCACAATAGGAGAAAGCGACGTTCGCCGCAGCCTTCTCGGGATTCCTAATCGCGTAGCGGACAGCAATAGCAAGAGCCATTACGGCATCCTGCTCGATCTTCTTGTCGTCTAGTTTGTAAGCCAAGAGTTGCCTCCGTAGATCCTCCCAGATGCCCCCTCTTGGGAACTTGATCTGGCTCTTGTCGATAATTGTCTTCAGGTCGTTTAGTAGCTCGAGCTTCTTGGACTTCGTGCCGCCGAAATCGAAGTCCCTGAGTGGCTTGATGATTGAGAACTCGTCCCTGAACAACTTGCCACCCATTCCTGTGGAGTCAACTATTGTCGTACACTGAGCGTTAGAGCTATAGAGCAGATGCCCTTCGCGGACCATGTTGACGACCGCAGTGATCGTTTGCTTTCCTGACCTCTTCCTGGCCCGAACTCCCTGCATCGCAGCACGCTTTGTGATGTCGATTGTGAGCGCCCATGTTGCGTCGGACGAAATACCAGGGTCACAGCCCTGGACGTAACGGTGAGCCGACTTTGGCGCATCCTCGACCTCTAGTGTGCTATCGAAGCAGGATTCAATGCCCTGAGAGGAGAAGAAAGCTTTTCTTGACTCGATAAAGTAGCCGTCAACGTTCTGCGGAATAAGGTACTCCGCCTGCTGCCTGACAACCGCGTCGAAGTCTTCCTGCCTAAGTCCGTAACCGATGT